CCATCTTGGCGCGAGCATCGAGGCGATACTCGATCTGCGATGGATCGCAGGCCATGTGCAGCGCGCAGGTGGCGCGGTGGGCGTCGGTCAGCCATCCGTAGTTGAGTGTCGGGGTGTAGGGGTTGCCGTCGAGGTCGGTGGGTGTGTGGGTCATGTGGTTACAATCCTTTCCCAGCCGTAGCCGTCGCCTTTCCCGTCGCCGTAGCCGTCGCCGTAACCGGAGCCTGAGCCTGAGCCGTAGCCGTCGCCTGAGCCGGAGCCTTCGCCGTCGCCGGAGCCTAAGCCGTAACCGTAGCCGTCGCCGTCGCCTTTCCCTTCGCCTGATCCGTCGCCGTAGCCGTCGCCGTAACCGGAGCCTGAGCCGTAGCCGTCGCCTGATCCGTCGCCGTAGCCTTCGCCGTCGCCTGAGCCTGAGCCGTAACCGGAGCCGTAGCCGTCGCCTGAGCCGTCTTTTGCAGGGTCATAGTCTGGCTCATCGCCATCGAGCATGATCACGCGGTCCACTTTTGCGCCTCCAACGTCTTCACCGCCTTGTCGGTGCAGTCGATGATCGCGCACGCGCCAATGACGGTAACGCGCTCGGCGGCGGCTGAGAACTTGCCCTCTTTAACGCCGTGCGTGGCGCAGTCGATCAGCGTGCCGCCCTCGGCAGCGGTCCACGACCACATCTGCCGCGCATCGCGCAGGTGGACGGTGCTGCCCTCGTAGCCGAGCAGATATCCGTAGATGCACCCGGCATCGCGGCTGCGGACGATAACCGGACGTTCGGTTGCGGCGTTGATGGGCGTCGGTACGGCGAACATGTTTGCCAGTTCGCGGGCCTGCTTGATGGTGATGTCGTCGATGTTCATTTGGTTGGTTCCTTGTTTGCCTTGCCCCAGCACCATACGCGCCAAAGCTAACTTGTCAACGTGAAAGCGGGCCATCCGATTTAATGAATTAGGATGGCATTTATCGAGCCCCCTAAATCTGGCGCTAAGCCGTTGAAATGTCTATGTAATAATAGAAGGGGGGATTTATTCTATTTATTATCACTACCTGTGTTCCTGTGTGTGTGTCCCATACGTAGGGGATGGTCCTTTTTCTTCTCCTTCAACCCCTGCGCCAGCCTCAGCCGAACACCCTATTAAAATAAATGCGATAAATCCAAGCCATTGATTTCATTGAGAAAAACGTCGGTATTTAGGGCCTGATTTTGATTTAGATAAATAGGAACCCGCAAAAGCGCGGGCTGCGGAATGTCATGCCATCGAAATAAATGGGTAAAATTGACAAGCTGGGTTAAGCCGTTGATCTCATTGAGAAAAACACCAACATTTAGCTCCAGCAGAAAATGCCGCATAATGGGTGTTGATATTCATATTCCTCGTTCCTTAATCCTCAGCTGCCGGGATGAACCACGCAATCCTCGGTCTGCCGCGCTTGCCGTCGTTCAGGTTGCGACCCTGAATGCCATAGTCGGCGGCCAGGTTCTCGAATACCGCCTTGCGCTCGATCGGCTTCAGGCTGGCAAACACGCGCACCGATTTTGATATGTCGCCTTCGGCTATTCCATTCAAACCGGAGGCGGCTATCTTTTCATACACCGCCTTTGTCGCAGCCTCGAACGGAGAATCGGCCATGCTCTTTTTGAGCGCATCAATGGTCGCGTCGGCATAGTGCTCCACATAGTCCAATGCCCATTGCAGGCTTTCAACGCTGATCTCGGCCTCGCCCTTTGACACCGCCACGATCAACGCCACACGTTGCGCGATCTCCTTGGTGCGACCGTACATCGCCTCAATGCCAATCTTCTCCACGCGATCCATTGCCTGCATCATGGCGCCATCGAACGCATACAGCATCGGCGCGCAATCGGGTGAAAACGGAACTTCCACCGGCGCAGGCGGGATTTCAGCCGTGTCGAACTCTAGCGGGCCTTCGGTGGCGATGGCGCACTTCTTCGCCCATGCAATCAGCCGCTCGCTTGGCGGTGACTGGCGGCGCAACCTGGCTGGTGCGCGCTCGATCATGCTCTCGACAATGAGGAACCGGCCTAGGAATCCGTCCGTTACATATTTGGATGAGATGGTATCGTAGAGCGTGCTCGGCGTTGTCATCGCGAACAGCGTCAGGCTTGGCCGGCGCACAACCCGATCAAGCTCCGCGGCGTCCTCTTTCCTCATCCCCATCTTGGAGAAGCCCTGCGGGCGGAGGGTGCTATCCTGCCGACCGAATATCTCCATCAGGATAGTTTGGGCGTCGGCCTTGTTGTAGTTTCCGCTGGCCTTTGAACTCTGCAACACGCGACCCAGCTCGTCGATGATGGCAATGTGGGTGGGTTGATTGAGCAAGGCAGACATAACGCCGCTGGCGCTGGTATATCCGCTTGGGCCGATGCGCGTGTCCAGCGCGGCCCCCTCTAGCAGTTTCTCCAACACGGTCTTGGCGTGCTCCTTGCCGGTCGCGCTTTTGCCTACGTTGACGAAATACAGCCCGGAATAGTTGCGCTGATCCGTTACCCATCGGCGGCCCATGACGATCGAGCCGAACGCCAGTGCCGTTTGAACGGCGAACTGCGGCTGTTCCTTTGGCGCGGTTATGGCGTAGTAATTGACCACATCCTGCAACACGCCAGGCACCGACAGGAGGTGCTCAGGGATATCATCCAGCGGGCCTTTGGGCGGCTTGTTAGGCTTAAGGCTGGCAATCGCGCTCTTGCCGATCGTGTCGGCCTCGGTGTCGTCCACATAGTCAGGCGCCGAGACGATGTTGAGCCGCTCGGCTGCTGCCTTCACCGCCTTGGATATGTCCCCGCTGAACTCGTACTGAGCGAATAGCTCGAAGCTGTCGAACGAGTGCGCGCTATCGAACGGGTCGGATGCATGGTGGCTGTAGGCGTTGCCGTCGTCGAATATGACAACGCCAGCCAACCCGCTGCCGCTATTGGGCGATAGGTAGCGGCGCGGCGCAACCCGCTTGTAATGGTACTGGGTTAGCAGATACTCAATGTCGTTTGCCGCGTTGAACTGATCAATGACGCTGGTCGTCGCGTTCTTGGGTCGCTGCCGTGGTGGCCTAAAGGTTTCCTTTTTGACAGCCCACGGGCACATATCTTGGAACTGCGCGCGGAACCGATCCCAGTTCTCCCAGATGATCCGCAGCGCGTCGGGCAGTTCAGGCAGCTCCGCATACGAGGTGCCGGCCCATTCGTACGGCCTGCCGGTGTCGGGATGGATCGAAGGCGGCAGCACGTCTTGTACAGCACCTGCCCGAAGCTCGAAGATGACCTCGAACTTGTTCGGCTGGTCCTTGATCGGCCATGCGAGCTTATGCGTGGCTTTGATATGCGATGGCGCGCGAAAGATGGCCTTTGCCCGGCCCGGTCGCCCGACAATGCGTGGGGCAGCGGCTAGGATTGCATCCAGGTCAACGCCCAGCTGGGTGAAGATGAACCGCGCGTGCTCGAGGTGATCAACGTCGATAGAGCATGTACCGGACGCCGAATGCAACAGGCCCATGTTGTGCGTCGGGTTGCGCTCCCAATAAAGTTGCGCGGCCTCTGGCGTTGATATGGCCCGCTCTGGCAATTGCCAGCCCATTGTGGTCGGCCCTTTGCGCCCGGCTGGGATGGCGACCAGCGCCCAGCCTAGCTCTGTGTAGCGGCGCGCGTGGTCGGCTGCTGTCATTTCGTCGCTTTCACATGCTTGATCGCCTCAATCTGATACCGGCGCAATTCTGGCACGTACTCGCCCCATTGGTAGATGGCCTGCGGGTAGATCGCCAGCGCATAGGCCAGATTGTAGACGCCCCCGAAAGCTGCAATCGCGTCCGCTGTTTTCATCACGTCAAAAGCTCCGTTGAAAAGGTGCCTTGACAATACGCGCGGGCGGCGCATACGGTCAAGGCGTAGAGAAAAAGGGAGCATCGAATGAAACGGAACTCAGAAGGCCTTTTGCAAGCATGGCTTGATGCCAAACATGCGCAGGACGAAGCCGAGGCTGAACGGGTGGCAATCGAGGAACAGATTGCCGAAGCGTTTGAGCGCAAGGAGGAAGGCGCGATTACCCATAAGTTGGGCGATTACAGCGTCACACTAACCCAGCCCATATACCGCAAGATTGACGAAAACACGTGGCGGCAGGTCGCGAGCCTGTGCCCGGAATTGTTGCGCCCGGTTAAAACCAAGATCGAGGCTGATGCGGCGGGCGTCAAATATCTTCAGAGCAACGAGCCGGAAATCTGGAAGAAGATCGCCCGCGCGTTTGAGAGCAAGCCGGGCAAGGTGGGAGTCAAGGTGGTGAAGAATGGCAACTGAGGTGAAAAACATGTGGGAGGAATCGATGGAAGTGAAGATTGGAGACGATGAGGGAATTGAGATCAAGTTCGCCCGCGATATCCTTGAGGTTTCAGTTTTTGGCGAGAGAGGGTGGATCACCGCCAGCGAGGCGCAGATGGCTGCTGACGTTTTTCGATTGGTGGCTGAACGCCTAGAGATGTGCTTCAACCTAGAGAGGAGCTTCAACGATGGCGATTGATCTCAGCACGCTGAGCAAGCCGACCGGGGATCGTCCGATCATTGCAACCATCTTTGCGGATGGCGGCATGGGCAAGACGACACTGGCGGCGATGTTCCCCAAGCCGGTGTTTATTCGCACCGAGGATGGCACCGCATCGCTACAGGGCAACGAGGACGTGGCCTTATTCCCGCTCGCAACCAGCAGTCAGGACGTTCTGGACGCCATCGAGTCGCTGGCCCGCGAGGATCACGGCTACAAGACCTTGGTGCTGGATTCGATCACGCAGCTGGCCACCATGATCGAGCACGAGATCGTTGAGGCCGATCCCAAGGCCAAGTCCATCAGCCAGGCAGGCGGAGGGTATGGCGCGGGATATGGCGCAGCGGCTGAGCGCCATCGCATGGTGAGGGAGTGGGCTGGTTCGCTGGCTTACGATCGGGGGATGAACATTGTGTTTATCGCCCATAGCGATACCGAAACGCTCGAACTCCCGGACATGGACGCCTATGCCCGGTACACGATCCGTATGCACAAGAAGTCGCTGCCGCACTACACCGACAACGTAGACTTGGTGGCCCAGATACGGCTCAAGACGTTTGTGCGCGGGGATGGTGAGCGCAAGCGGGCCATCTCGACCGGCGATCGGGAGATCATCTGTTTTCCCCAAGCGAGCAGCACCACGAAGAACCGGTTCAACATCACTGAGCCGCTGGCGTTCACGTTCAGCGGCGGCAATCCATTCGATCAGTTTGCAGCAAAGTAACAGGAGAAAAGACAATGGACTTTACCAACTTCGACGCGCGCACGCTTGAGGCGCCCAAATCCTTCGAGCCGATCCCGCCCAATTGGTACAAGGCCGTTGTGGCCTCCGCTGAGGAGCGCCAGACCAAGGCAATGACCGGCAGCTATATCCGGCTGGAGCTGGAGGTGATCGAGGGCGACTATGCCGGGCGGCGGATCTACGAAAACCTCAACACCGAAAACAAAAACCAGACGACGAAGGACATCGCGATCCGCCAGTTTGGTTCGCTCTGCCGCGCCATCCACACGTTCACGCTGCGCGGCCTGAATGACCTGTGCAACAAGCCGTTGATGGTCAAGGTCGGGATCAAGGCGGCGCGCGATGGGTACGATGCGAGCAACCGCATCATGGAGTATGCGGCGATGGATGGTGCGAGCGCAGCCCCGGCTGCTGCGGCGCCCAAGGCAGCATTAACCCCGCCCTGGAAGAAGTGACAAACGGCTCCAATCCTTTTCTTACGATATCGTTAAGGAAAGGATCGGGGCTTATGTTTTCCTTAAGGGGCAAAAAACATGAACATCATAGACAAGATTTACAAATCGTATGAGGCCAAGCGCGGCTATCCGCACCGGCCCCACCTAGGCGGCAGCCAGATCGGAAACAGTTGCGAGCGTGCCTTGTGGTATCAATTCCACTGGGCGGATCACGCAACATTTGATGGGCGGCTGCTGCGCCTGTTTGAGACCGGCCAAATGGCAGAGGCGCGGTTCGTCGATAATCTCCACGGCATCGGGATCATGGTCTGGGATGTCGGCGCCGATGGCAAGCAGTTCAGCTATTCGCGTTTCGGTGGCCATTTCGGATTGAGCCTGGACGGCGTGTGCGAAGGGATCGAGGATCATCCCGGCCCGCATACGCTGGAGTTTAAGACGATGAACGAAAAATCGTTCAAGGCTTTGGCGATGAATGGCCTGCAAAAAACCAAGCCGATCTACTGGTCGCAGGTGCATGTGGGTATGCTGCTCAGCGAAATTTCGTCTTGCCTGTTTATGGCGGTGAACAAAAACACCGATGAGCTGTACGCCGAGCGGGTTGATCTCGATCCGGCATTCGCTCAGGCAATGATCGACAAGGCCGAGCGGATTGTTTTTTCCGACAAGCCGCTTGTCAAGTTGGGTGAAAGCGAGGATTGGTTTGAGTGCAAGTTTTGCGATTTCGCGGCGATCTGTCACCGAGACAAATTGCCGGAAACGAACTGCCGAACATGCGCGCATTCAACGGCTGAGCCGGATGGGACATGGAGTTGCGCGGCACGGGGGATCAGTCTGGAC